ATCCCCTACGCATTAAGCATTTCTATCTACCTTTCTACCAAGGTTGATGGTTTGGTAGTTTGGTAGGACTTTTTGTCCCCCCACGATACTTCTTGGAAAGTGCGAAAAAGTGGGGAATTGGGGACGGTTAATATCCACATTTAGAAAGTAATAATACAATAATAATATAAAGACATAATATATATTATTGTATAGAACGAAAATGCCTACTGCTATGAGTTATGCGATTGATACACTCCTCCGTTTATGTGAGGAGAACACACGCCTCCGTGTGAGATTGGGAGAACCACCCAGAGAGGTTGCGAACATACAACTTGAAGTGAAGGAGACGAGTGAAGAGAAGGATTGGGCGACCCTCCAAAATATCCCAACCGAACTTGTGAAGCAATACCTCGCCGAAGAGTGTTGCTTTCATATCTACGACAAACCCCCTACTACTTTGGAAGAAATGGAGCGATTGAAGGAGAGTGCCGACTTGATTGCGGAAAGTCAGCAGAAGCAGATAAACCTACTGCTTGAAGATAAGCGTGAGAGAATGGAAGACCGTGAGCGATTGGTGAAAGAAAATGACTTCTTGAAGACACAGTTGAAGGAACTGACCGATGCGATGATTGAGACCAAATATCAGTTGAAGGCAGCAACAGAGGTAAAAGGGGTAGGAAGACCCAAAAAGACCGAATGCTCCCCTTGTATCGCCGACCCTTCTATGTAATAATCTAAATGTGTGTGTAAATAATCCATTAGGGGTCTATTAGATTATTTACAATACTGATTTATTGGAATAATACAGTAATAATATTAATATTATTACTGTATTTTTACTGGATTTGCTGTATTATTACAAATATTAAGGTATGTAATTAATCTTATTGTATTATTATTGTATTATTACACAGAAACACGGTCGCAAACCATCGTTTTTGATTATTTAAGGTGATTATTATATTAAAATAATTCTTGTATGTATATATATAACACAAGAACCGAATGAGTGGAATTGATTTTGATAGTCGTATCTCCTACGAACCATATCATATCTACTATGATTTAAACATCCTCAACAACGACACGACTGGAAGAGAGCGTCCGCCCTTCCTCCAATTCACAGAGATTAGGAACTCCCCTTATTTAGCAAACCCTAGCGACTATTTCGCTTCGGTTGTACGGTTTAGTTTAGAGACCCCTACTCTACCAGTCATCATCCCCCAAGTGAAAGTCGGTGGTGCTACGATTAATGAATTGATATACACAGTCAGTATGTCGCATCCATTTCTCCCAGCACCTATTTCAGTTCCAGTCATCTATGTCCCCCAAAACGCGACCTCTTTGAAACCCCCTCCTTCCTCCATAACTGCTGCGAGTGATATTATTAATGAATACTACTACACCTTCACATACAAACCCTTTATTGATATGGTGAATACAGCATTAAGGACTTGCTGGAGTTTAATTCGTGCCGCGATTGGAACAATCAACGCTGCCTTTGACGACGACAGTTTCCCTTATCTGTGGTGGGATGCGGACGCCAACATCGCCACTTGGGTAGTTCCAGCACAACTATTCCAAACCCCAACGGCGAATAACCCTAATCCAGATTTAAGTTTAGGGGGTCTCCCTGCCGTCGGTGGAACAATCTCCCCTATCTCCCTATTCTTCAACGCCCCCCTATTCAATCTGTTTAGCAGTTTCACGGCGTTCCAAAATGGTTATGAAGGGGTCGCCCCTTTGAACTGGCGTATGCTATTCCCAGACACAATTACAGTCAATCCCTACCAAGCATCCGTATTCACAAACAACCCTACTGTAGCAAACGCATCTATGCCGACCTTCCCTACCCAATTCACAGCGGCAGCACTACCCCAACAACCCCTCCTCCTATCGTTATTAAGGGTGTCCCAAGAATACCCCACTACTCCCCTTTGGTCGCCAGTCCAATCCATCGTATTCACAACATCGTTGCTCCCTATCGCCTCCTCCATCGTCAGCACCCCAGTCCTATTCGGTCAAGGGGCAGCATTTACTACAAGGGGCAACAACTCTGGTATTGCGAATATCCTTACAGATTTAGAAATACCTTTGGAGAAGGGGTGGCAGTTCAAACCCTCTATTAATTATGTACCCACCGCAGAATATCGGTTATTTGACCTCAACGGAAACGCCCCCTTATCTGCGATTGAAATTAGCGTCAATTGGAAGGATACATTCGGTCGCCTCAACCAAGTTCGGTTAGGTTCAAGTTGTAATGCCTCTATTAAGATTATGTTTAGACGCAAGGACTTTCAAGGGGTCGTATAACAATTTAGACAAATCATTTGTAATATTAATATTAAGGAACAAATTAATATTAAAATAATTTTCGTATAGTATATTATAACATCGCACAAATGTCCTCCGCTGATTTCCAGAAAGTCCTTGTCCGTGATGAACGCCTCAACTGTAAGGACAGTATCAAGTATGCCGTCCAGAAGTCAGGACAGAACATTACCGTCGCCGAGTTCAACGCTATTAGCGAGAACCAGAACTCCCACACCTACAATATCCAAGTCCCTAGCGAGACCACGATTATTGACCGTCGTGTTATTTGGGAAAGCACCGTGATTGCGAGGATTTCCGTCCCTGCTGCCGCTGCTACTGCTGCCATCGCCGCTGGTGTCGCTGGTGCGACCCCCCTTGCCTCGCTCGGTTATTCCAACGCACTTGGAGCATTCCCCCTTCACTCTGCTTGTTTGACCCAGCAATTCACCATCAACAACAACTCCGTTTCAATCAATATGAACGATGTCCTCCCAGTCATCCTCCGCTTCCACGACAAGCGTGAATTGATGAGGTATAACGGTATGACCCCTAATATGTTTGATACTTACAACCGATACAGCGATGGCATCGGTGCGAACAACAACGTTTTAGGCAATTACACTACTCACTCATTAGACAACGACCTCTACGCTCGTGGTTCATTCTTGGACGTCCAAGTCAGCGGTGCTGCCGATGCTGCTGGTACTATTCCAGCGTTTGGAACTGCTATTTATGCCCTTCCTACTGTCGCCCAAGCAGCAGCAGCGGCAAACGCCTTCGCCAATATGTATTACATCCGCTACACCGTGCGAGAACCTCTTTTAGCAAGTCCTTTTATGTGGTGTAAATCAACTCACAGCGGACAAGGATTTTATGGTATTCAAAACCTAAATGTCGTGTTCAATCTTTCAACCGATAAGGTGTCTCGTATTTGGCGGTCTGGAAACCTTTGGGAGAGCAGCGAACAAAACCCTACCACATACAGCATTCTCTCTTACTCTGGAAGCAAACTCATCTTCAACTTCCTCACCCCTAAACCGAGCGATATGTTGTCCGCTCGTAATGTTGTTCCTTACTGGGAGATGCCTCGCTACTTATCCACACAGAACGGCACTATCCCCTACGCCACTCGTGCCGCTGCCCCAGCACAGAGCGTCCTCGTCCCAGCAGAAACTCGTCTCACCTTCACTACCACCCAACTCAACCAAATCCCAGACAAGTTGCTAATCTTCGTCCGCAAGGCGAAATCATCGCAATTGATTACCGACGCCGACTTCGCCCTCGCTATTCGCGGTATTAGCATCAACTTCAATAACCAGAGTGGTATTTTGGCATCCGCCACCCAAGACCAGTTGTTCCGCTACAGCGTGGAAGCAGGAAGCAATCAGTCGTGGGAAGAGTTTAGGGGGTACGCCAACTCCGCCAACAACGCCACAGGTCTCGGCAAACAAATCCCCACCGCAGGAGCATACCTTATGCTTGATATGGGTCGCCATATCCAGATTACCGAGGACTACTACGCCGCTGGGTCGCTGGGAAATTTTAATTTACAATTCACTTTGGACGTCAGCAACTATACCGAAACTCCGTTTTCCCAAGCAGCAGCAACACCTATGCCTATTGAGATGGTTCTCATCACACTCAACAGCGGTCTCTTTGTCTGTGAGAAGGGTCAGTCCGCCACTTATACTGGTATTCTCACGAAGGACGATGTTCTGTCCGCCTCCCAGCAGTCCCCTCATTCCAGCGGTGATGTGGAGCGTCTTGTCGGTGGTTCTTTGCTTGATAAGTTGGGTTCTATGGCGTCTATGGTCGCCCCTTCTCTTCTTAAAGAGGGAGCAAAACTCATCCCCAGCGATATTAAGTCCGCCATCTGCGGTAGTGGTCGGCAGCGTAGGGGCGTTGATGACCGTCTCCATTAATCAGCGTCCCCAATTCCCCACTTTTTCACAATTTCCAAGAAGTATCCTAGGTGGGTGAAAACTCCTACCAACCTACCATTTCAAGATTTTTAATATTAAGGCGAAATTAATATTAAAATAATTATGTTATACTATATTATAACATCGCACAAATGTCTTTGAAGGATTTAGTCGTCGCTTGTGGAAAACAGAACACCGCCGCCTCTGGTGTCCTCACTATTACGAATACCAATATTGGTGTTGGGGATGTTTGCGTCGCTTCATTTTCTACCGCTGTTGGAACTGCCTCCGCTGCTACACAGTTGAGAGGTATATGCTCTGCTGGTGCTTGTACCATTACCGCCGTTGATGCTGCTGGTGCTGCCGTCGCCGTCGCCGTAGGCGTATCCTACTTTATTTTGAAACCCCAAGCACTCTCTTTTGGTTCAGCATAATCCCCAAAATTAAGATAAATATACCCCTACGCATTAAGCACTTCTTCCTACCAATCTACCATAAGAATAGTTTAGGAGAGGTTCTGGTAGTTTGGTAGATGATTTTCGTCTTCTAGGATTAAACCCATAGAACACGAAAAAGTGGGGAATTGGGGACGGAGAGGTATGAATATATCTAACCTCTATATGTATAGAATGACGAAGCAACCAGAATACGACGACGATTTAGAAAACCTCCTCAAAGGCGAGGCGGAGAAGGCAGAGAGTTTATCCATCCTCCACCGCTTATCCCACGAGAAGTATAACCGATACAGCAACGCAATCAATATCCCAGTCATCGTGGGGTCATCTGCGATAGGGTTCGCAACTGGCGTAAAAATTGAGTATGAGGACATCAATATCGTTCTTGGTATATTTAGCGTGGTTATAGGGTGTATTAAGGCGTTGGATAGTT